ACATTGCCGTCCGGATTATATCCTTCAGCGTATGAATCGCCGATAACAACGATTTTACCGGCAAATACGCCGTTTCCTGTTACACCGTCGATCTCGGACTTGATGGCGGTATCTGCCGCGGCAAATGCCGACCTGATCGAAGTATCTTCCGCGGCTCTTGCTGCCTCTTCGCTTTCCAGATCTTCCCGTATATCCTCGACGGCCTGCATCAATTCATTTATTCCCTCGTTGTAGTTGCCTGTATTCACCCAGTAATCCGGATTGAGGTTAGGGGCACCGACGGAAGACGGCACCTTCTTTTTACTCGTCCATGAAAAGCCTGCATATGTTACGATCGTCAGCGGCTCATAAGGCACCCCCTGATCCCATTCTGCCCCGTTGGTTCCTTCATAGAAAAGCGGCGCATATCGCGCCCCTATATACTGCATCACCGCCATGTCCTGTATGCTCCTTTCGTTGATAATGTCAGATGTCCGTATTCCGGCTGCAGATCCGTAAAGATATCATACTCGGTCGTATTAAACTGGATGTCCTGCCATGCTTCCGGAATATATGCGACAAAATACCCCGAATCCGTCAGGCCGAACCATACCATTTTCACGACCCGGTAAATGATATCCGGTACGTTGCTGTCAAGCCAGGAATACAGACTGTTCAGGAAGCTTTCCGGAAAATTCCCGGAATTTAAAGCATCCACATACGTTTCCAGTTCCTTTATTCGGTCATCGAATCCCCCGACATAGTTCTGCAGGTCCCTCATTTCCTCAAGCAGCTGCCGCATACGCCGCAGAAGTTCATTGAGGTTGAGGTCCTGAAAATTCGTATATGGGAAATGTTCAAACAATGCCATCATTTCACCCCCTTACCATATCAGGATGCAGAAGCGTTCTTTGAACTGTCCAATTATGTATTGGTAGAAGTTCATGATAACCGACCGCTGCTCCTGTATCATCTGCTGTGTCATGGTAACGCCGATATTGCCGGTCTCGGTCCTTGTATAGCCTCTGCTCCGGCTCTTGTCGGCGCTTCCCGTACTGGTCATATTGTCGCTGCTTGTTCCCGCGTCCGTGATCGTCCCGGACCCTTCTGTATCGGTCTGTTTACCATAGTCCAGCCGACGGGAACCTGTCGTGTCAAGATCCGTTACAGACCGGTCGTGTTCCGTCGGGGATCCGGCGTTGAACGCGTTGACGGAATTGATGACCGAACTGTCCTGCGTCCCGGTATCGCTTATCAGGTCGCTTCCGCTGTTGGTCTCGGATTCCTGGTTGCTGATTGTCCGCGTGTTACCGGTCTCTCCGGTCCTTTCCTGCGTGGCCCTGGTCGTGCCGGTCTCATCTTCCGTTTCGGTCTCCTCGATAGTGCCGTCCTTATTCCAGATTGGGTTATAGTGATACAGCATCGTCTCATACATCTGCTGCCAGTCCAGCGCGTGCATTTGAGACCAAAGGCTTATCTCCTCTTTCAGGAAATCCGTGTCAGTGTGCATAAGAGACAGCTGCGCACATTCCAACAAAAGATTGGAAATCAGTACAGCCTTATCAAGTTTCGGGAAGGTCTTAAACAGATCCGGATATCCGGTCGTCCACGGCTCTTCCGGAAGCGTCAGACCGTCAAAGATCGTCGGATCGTCGTCATACGCTCCGAGGATCGTAAATACATAGCTCCTAGACATTCTCCGTCACTTCCCTTCCGGATCCATAGGATCGCAGGCGTACGTCGAGATTCAGCCCGAACATATCATTTGCTGCCTGCATACTTTCCTTCATGGTTTCCAGCCAAAGCGAACATTTGGACATCGTCGCTTCATTGTTGGCGTTTACCTCATCGACCAACAGGCGCTCTTTCTTTTCGACCGCGTTATAGAATCCCATGTCGGTGTAAAACTTGTTTTCAATGTTTTTCAGTGATTCGAAAAGGTCGTTTGCAATATAATTCTCCCGCAGATCCTGCGTGAAATAATCCATCTTCAGCTTACCGGTCGCCTTATCGTACAGTTTTTCATCCACCACGACGGCAGGTGATCCACTGGCGACAGTATCAAACAGCTTTTTATAGCTTTCCGCGACGGCCTTATTGGCTGCGGCGAAAACATAAGCCAGCTTGCTGTTCAGGATATTCACGCCGATTGCTTCCGATGTCAGCGCCATCATATCCGCATAGTATCCGACGATATCCAGGATGGACCCGTAAAGGGGCTGCATCTTAATGATTTCACAGTCCTTGTGAATCGTCCTGGTATACGTCTCCTCAAGTGCCGGATTGGTGATCGTTGCCGTTTTAGGCATATAGTTGATATCATATCCGCCGAGCGTACAGAACTGAAATATCGTACCAAATTTCGGCGTATTCAGGACCGCCCCATGCCCGGCTATAAAGAGCGTATACGTGAAATATGCCTTGTCCCATCCGGGTTTATCCGGAAGCGTGAACTCATATCGGGATATTGCCTGCTGCAGAAGATATTTGACGAAAAAGTTCTGCAGCCCCGTATTGGAACTATGCACCGTAGAAGGTGAAAATTTCGCGTTATATCTGTTGATAAAATCATACTCAAACATTACTCGTAGAAAAACCCCCCTTCCATGTAGCTTCGCACGCGGGCCGTCTCCCGGTCCATGCCGCTGGTTGCGATGGCTGCATCAAGCACCATGATATATCCGGGGATATCGCTGATCTTCTTTTTCTGTGCCAGCGGTCTTCCGCGATGGTCGTTGTCTTCCGCCGCCAGCACGAAATGCTGCGCCAGGATGGACCATACACGATTGATTTCATAAAGAGATCCCCCGGATCCGGATGCCGTCAGAACCGGCTGTGCCGACTTAACCGAGGATACAATCCCGTTGGCGACGGATCCCGCCGTCTGGGCGCCTCTCTCCACGGCCCCGAAGATATTACCGCCCAGGCCCTCGCCGATCGTGCCCGCCACGCCGCCGACAGCGTCCGCTGCCGTATTGACCACGTTTGCCGCGGTCGAGAGATAATCCCTCGTGATCTGTGCAAGCTTGACCGGTACTCCGATCTGTGCGCGGTGCACGGATATAACGCTCCCTCTGTCATCATGTATATGCAGCGTTCCCTCGCCAGTGATGCAGTCAATTCCCACGCGGTAAGATCCCGACAGCGAATCCGCAAAATAGCTTCCGTCGACCGGGAAGTATCCGAACGGGCCTGCGTTAAAGGTATACCGCGTATACGGCGACAGATTCAGATATCTTCCTCTGGTCGCTGCCTGCGGGTGTGCCGGAAGCGTAAACGTTCCGGAATTATATGTGCTGCCGCCGGCGCCCAGCTTCGGCGCGCTGATTCCCGAATCCCACCACCCGAAATGGATAGAACCGCTTCCGGATGTCGGCACGCTCACCGTCTGCCCGAAGAACATACAGGAGACGACATACTGCATGGGATTGACCAGCGACTTCATCACCTCGGCGGGAAGTGCTATCTCCGTTATATCGGTCGGTGTACTCTTGACGATAGCCGACAGATCGTACCATGCGGGAACCGCGGCGAACATGTAAGCGCACAGGGCGGCAAAAGCCGACTGTCCCAGCACGAAATATTCGACCGCGCCCACGCCGCCATGATCGTTGATAACACCCAGGACGTAGGATCCCGAATTAAGGGTTCCGCCTACGGGTGTTCCGAGACTGACGGTCGCCGTGTTGTCGATGGCGACGGTCGGATAAATCGAATCCGTAATATCGCCGTCGAACTCTGCAGAGGATCTCGCGATATATTCGGTCGAATCGCCTATTTCCGTCTTATAAGTTGCCAGCACGTCAACATACAGGCTGCATTCCCAGTTCCCCAGGATCCAGGTCCACTCAGAGACAAAGTAATATCTCCCGAACGCGGATATATGCGCATAATTATATGCGGACGGATTCCCGGTTCCATGCACGACCAAACGCGGATTGATAATACCGCATTCTTCCTTCAGGTCGCAGGAGGCGGAAAATGCCGCGCCTCCTGTCGGCCTCTTGGTCGAGTTGTCCCGCTTTGTGAAACTGTAGAAGTTTACAGTTATAGCCATGTCTCCACCCCCTTACAGGGTAAGTACCACTGCATTCTCCGTCAGATCATTCCAGTATCTGTCCGTCCATTTCCAGAACTGATTATAATAATCACCTCTGGCATTGTACGGCGACGGTCTTGAAATCTCGTGCGCGATGGTATGTCCCATTGCTTCCTCGTCGTAGAGGACCGCCACGACGTTTTCCACGGTCACAGCGGATTCAGCAGTAACAACACTTCCGGTTGCTCCCGTATAGGAAGGTGTCGCGCTGATCGTTCCCGGATCGCCTGGATTCTGCCAGAAGGTCAGTTCGGATTTTTCGATATACTTGAGGTATTCGTCATTGAAGGTTGTGGACAGCACCCTCGCATCAACCGCGTTGATAAAAGGCGCGTACATCGCCATCTTGAGCCTTGTTGCAGGCGTATGTCTGGGAATATTCTTTCCGGTAAGATTCAGATGATACCGATACCCTCTCACCCTCATATCCTGCGCCAGCGTCTTGATATAGGCGAACGTCCAGCGTGCAAAATCGGGGAAATTATCCGGCAGCATGACGGTCTCATCGGTCAGGGAAGATCCGGTTGCGTCATTGTACTTATCCACCAGGGAAATGACGTTTTCCGCGTCCGCAAGCTTCTTTGCTGCGATAAATCCGGCGACGGTCTCCCTTTCCAGTTCCTCTCGGGCCTGTGCAATCTGGCTTTGCGCGTTGGTCATGACCATTCCGAAAAAGCGCCCCAGTTCCGAAGGATCCGAAAAAGCGGTATCCAGCTGCCTGCCGAAGATCGTGAGATGCTTCTGGTAGGTCGTCTCCCCGTAGAAATTGGTCTGCAGAACCTTCGGCTTATTAATGACGTACTGGTCGACGGCCTGTCCGTCCGTCAGAGGATAGCTGTCGTTGTTCTCAAAATCGTTGTCCAGCGGGGTCAGCTTCCTTACATGGTTGCCCCACTGTTCGGTATTCTTCCGGATCCCGGAAAAGATGGGACGATAGGCGCGGTCAGAGAAGATCGTTTTATGCGTGATCTGACTGATCGAATTGATAACAGGATCGTATCCGGTCTGCAGCGCCGTTGTTGCCTGGGCGATAAAACCCGCCGTGTCAACCGGCGCCTCCTGGTTTCCGCCCTTGACATTGTTGGTAATGGTGTTTACAAGCTGGTAGATCTGATTGATCGACATTTCATTCATTGCCATGGTTTATTGTCTCCCTTCTTTAATCTGCTGTAATAAGTCCCTCGAGCATTTCCTCGACGCTCTCCGGTTCCTTATTTTTCGCTTTATCAATGTTGCTTGCCTGGATGGTTTCCGTCAGGCTGTTGATGGCTGCCAGTATCTGCTGCTGCACATCCTGTTTTGCTTCCGGTTCCTTCGGCTTCGCCGGTTCCTCTTTCGGCTTCGCCGGTTCCGGTTTCCCGGAATTGATAACCGCCGCGATCTGTTCATCTGTCAGGCCAGCTTCTATGAGCGCCCGCAGCTGCTTCATGTTCATGTAATAATGTCTCCTTTCATGATTGCATTGACTATATCCTGCACGACCCCGTAGGGATAGCCTTCTTCCGTCAGTTTCTTCTTTCGTTCCTCTCCGGCCCCGTAGGATCCTTTGATGACTTCCGACGCGACGGATATATATTTGAGTAAGTTATTGACAGCGTTTTGGACCATATCGGGATTATACCCGGCAGCCTTCAGTGCTTCCCGTCTCGCGTTTCCGCTTCCGAAGTCTCCGTTTATGACTTTTTGAGCAATGGCGTATACGGAATAAGGCTCGTCGTCATTTCCCACGTAACGATATACATGCTGCCATCCGCTGCCGTAGTTCCGGTAAGTATAGGTGTTGATCTCCCTTCCGGATCCGTCGCCGGTCCTGCCGTCATAGTTGGAATGCGCCGCACATAGTTTTGTTTTGCTGACGGCAATAGCCGTATGCTTTCCCGGATTCAGGAAAACATCGCCGGGCAGCATTCCCTTCCCGGTCCGAAGGTTGATCTTCTTTGTCACGTCGCGAAAACCGCATTTTTTGAGTGCCCTTTCCATATTTCCGGTATAGGTCGCGCCATACTTCGACATGGGAAATCCGCCAAAATCCAGACAGCGGATAACCAGGCTGCTGCAGTCATAATCCGGCTTCCCGTTCCGGTTCGCCTGGCTGTATCCGTGCCGGTCATCCTTCGCAATGCGCTTTGCTTCGCCGACTGATTTCATAATATCCGGCATTTTATACACCCCGCTGTGATAATGTCTTAATATAGGTCGCCAGCTCCGTCATAACATTTCGCATATCATTGATAGCGCCCGTCAGTTCCTGTACTTCCTTTTTATGCAGTTCCTGCTCCTGCTCCAGTTTCCAGAAAAGCGCGATACAGGCAGCGATAGGGAACCCAAGCGTCCCGATGATCTGTGTGATTGCTGATACGTCCATCGTATTCTGCTCCCCTTCTTAAATATACAGGAGCGGTATATAAGGGCAGACTTTCCCGCGCCGGATCTTCCGGATCCTGTCTATGGCGTACCGCTCCTATATCATATATATATTATTTGTTTATAATTGTCAAATAAAACAGGACGGTTTCCCGTCCTATGCGTAAAGTATCCGAAATATCCGCAGCGCGTCATAGTTTTCAAAATATACCGCGCCGTTATAGTATGCTTTCCAGATGGCGGCGTAGATCCGCCTGCATTCATGCCGCCCGACTTCACCCGTGAATATTTCCGGGGATCCCGACAGATGGAAAGAGACGTAGAACTCCGACCGGCTCTTGTGCTCGTATACGCATATGCCGCCCCATGCGTATACGGGCCGGTATTCCCGGATTGGCCTTGATCGAATGTTATACCGGTCGTCATAGGCAAAGTCATTGTCCAGTGCCATCTGTTCGTACTCGCTCCCGCTGGTAAGCCGGTACAGCGCCGTCTTCCGTTTCTTTTCGGAAATCTTCGACCGGTTCAGCATGATAACCGTTATGCCGCGCTCCCGGTCCTGGTAAAATTCCTGCTTCCGCCTCGTCATCCGCTCTATTGTGTTGACAAGGCCCAGGGAAATAAATATGTCGTTGGCAAGGTCGTTGCTGTTTGCCAGCGCGTACAGCTTGACGGGATCCTTCCCCAGAAGCTCCCGGTTTCGGTTGATCGTCTCATAGGCATTTAAGAGCGCGTCCCCGAGGTATTTCTGCTTTGCGCTGCTTTTCTCCGGGATAAATTCATCGAAGATGATATATTCGATATCGGAAGTATCGAACCCCCGAAGATTTGCAATCGACGACAGAGCACATACGTAGCCGACCGCGGGACCGGATGGTATATCGTTTCCATCGTCATCCTTCACGGAATGATAGACACCGGTTATATATTTGCTGACGGGCCTGCAGAGGATAGGACCGCCGAACATGTCGCCATAAACCTTAAACGGGGACAGCTCGTCCCGGCCTATGATATCCGCCTCTTTCTGCAGTCTCCGCATGAATATGAACTTCCGCCCGGATTCGATGCACCATTTCAGCGCACCATATGTCTTTCCGGTTCCCCGTCCGCCAATGATGAAATTAAAGGCGGTCGAAAGTCTGACCGCCTCATTGAAGTTGAAAAACCCATTGTCCAGATAAAGACTATTCATCCGACACACCATCCCAGAGGAACCGACACCCGCCAAGTGTCGTATTCTTTATCGAGTACGCATTGATTAACTTGTGCATATGGTCGTATGGTGTCTTCGCTGCCGTCTCTCCCTCGTGATAGCAGACAAACGCGCCGTCATTCCGCAGGCTTGCAATTCGGCCCAGTTCACATTTATCGCCGTTGACGTATACGATATATTCACCAATGTAGAAATCAAACGGCATGTTTTCACCTTCTTCCGTTTCTTCCGGATCCCTTCCGGCTGCTGCCTCTGGTTTCCTTCTCCGCTTCCTTCTCGACCGCGGCGCCGGAAGACCCGGCAAAATCAAAC